TTGATGTTGAAGAGAATAAAGTAACTGTTGCTGTCCCCGAACCTACAGAGCCTGTGCAACCTACAGAAACTGCTGGAGGTGGTGGTGAGCCAGAGCCAACTCCTGAGCCAACACCACAACCAACTCCGGAGCCAACACCAGAGCCAACGCCACAACCAACACCAGAGCCAGAGCCAACGCCAGAGCCTGTAGTAACACAACCCACAACTACGGCAGAGCAAGGCGTCTTCAATCCAGAACTCCCGTGGATTTATCAAGGTGATGGTGTTTTTGTACATGGTCGTACTGGTGAAACGCAAACTGAAGACGTTACTGACTACGATCCGTATGTAATTGGTGAAGGTTACGGAACAGGTGAAGACCCTGTGTCTAGTACGGCTGGTAGTGGTCAAGGTAAAGTAGAAGAAGAGGTAGGCGTTGGAGATTTGTTAGGTGATATTAGTGACATCTTCGATTCTACTGTAGAAGAGCCTGTTGTTTTGCCGGAGCCTGTGGTAGTTCCGACTGAGCCTGTAATCGTACCAGAGCCTGTAATCGTACCAGAGCCTGTAGTAGTTCCGCCGGAGCCTGTTGTTGTTCCGCCGGAGCCTGTTGTTGTTTCGCCAAAGCCTGTAATCGTACCAGAGCCTGTAATAGTTCCGCCAGAACCTGTTGTTGTACAACCTACACCTGTTGTTGTTCCACCAGAGCCTGTAACAGTGCCGGAGCCTATTGTTGTACAACCTACACCTGTTGTTGTTCCGCCGGAGCCTGTAATCGTACCAGAACCTGTTGTTGTTCCGCCGGAGCCTGTTACTACAGAACCTACAGAAACACAAGCTACAGGCGGCGTAGGTGGCGGGATTGGTGGAGGAGTTGGTGAAGGTGTAGGTGAAGGCGTTGGGAGTGGTACAGGTGACGGAGCAGGGGATGGCTTTGGTGTCATGAGTATTAGTAGCGGAGGTATGTTAACACAGCCACAACAACCATCGTACAACATACCACAATTTACAGCAACAATGGTTCAGTTAGCTAAGCCACGTACATCCCGCGACTATCTGTCTGACTTAATAATGAGACTTAAATAATGACGTATTTAGAACTAGTTAATAAAGTGTTGACACGTCTGCGTGAGGAGACGGTTAGCACTGTCTCACAAACAACATACTCCGCGTTAATCGGTGAGTTTGTTAATGATGCTAAACAAATCGTTGAAGATGCCTGGGAGTGGTCGGCGTTACGCTCTACTGTTACGGTGGCTACAACAGCTAGCGACTACACGTATTCGTTGACAAACATAAAAGACAGAGGAGCTATACAGACAGTTGCTAACGACACCAGTAATGTCTTCATGGAATATCGTCCACAAGATTGGTTTGAGCAACAGCTAAATCTCACTGGCACTGTTAGCGGCTCGCCGTTGTATTACACGTTCAATGGCTTTGATGCAAGTAAAGACACACAAGTTTTAGTATACCCTATACCAGACGGTGTATACAGCTTGCGTTTTAAGACAGTGAGTCGTGGTGGGTTTATGTCTTCGGATACGGATGAGTTGTTAGTTCCGATGCTCCCTGTCGTGTACATGGCAACAGCGTTAGCGGCTAGAGAGCGTGGTGAAGTTGCTGGGACTTCGGCAGCCGAACTGTTTAACGTAGCAGATAAAATACTGTCTGACGCCATCGCCTTAGATGCACGACGACACCCCGAAGAACTTGTCTATCAGGTGGTTTAAGTATGGCTCAGCAATTACAGAACATTGCTATTCGAGCACCAGCCTTTAAAGGGTTGAATACGCAAGACAGTCCCATTGATGGTGACCCATCGTTTGCGTCCGTAGCTGACAATTGCGTCATTGATAAGTATGGGCGTATTGGTGCGCGTAAAGGGTTTGATACTGTCACGACGGATAAAACCGAGCTTGGTACGGCAGAGATTCGGTCGCTTGGTTACTTCGAAGACAATGCTGGCAACACAGCCATCTTTTCTGCTGGTAACAACAAGATAATGAGTGGTACGACGACGCTTGTAGACGAAACGCCAGGGTCGTATACGATTACAGCTGACGATTGGAAGATGGTTAATTTTAATAATAAGATGTACTTCTTCCAAGCTGGTCATAACCCGTTAGTGTACGACGACACCAACGGACTGTTACGCATCGTCGATCACCCAGACAATGTCGGCACACCACCAAACGCTAACGAAGGGTTGGCGGCGTATGGGCGTTTGTGGACGTGTGGTTGTGGCGTAAACTTGCAAGTGGTTTATTGGTCTGACTTGTTAAATGGTGTTGCGTGGAGTGGTGGTACGTCTGGCTCTATCAATGTAGCGCAGGTGTGGCCTGATGGCTATGACGAAGTTGTCGCGTTAGCTGCACACAACGGCTATCTAATTATATTCGGACGTCACTCAATCATTGTATATAGCGGCGCTGAATCCCCCGCTACCATGACACTAGCGGATACGATTCCAGGTATTGGGTGTATCGACAGAGACAGCATTCAGTCAACAGGTGGTGATTTGTTCTTTCTATCGCACGTCGGTGTGCAGTCGTTTGGTCGTGTAATACGCGAACGCTCTATGCCTGTTCGTGAGATTAGTCGTAATGTACGAGATGACTTAATGACGCTGGTTCAAGCGGAGACGACAACACTACGCTCCGTCTACTCTCCAGAAAATGCGTTCTACCTCCTCTACCTACCATCAGCAAACATCACTTACTGCTTTGACACTAAAGGTAGTTTGGAAGATGGGTCGTTGAGGGTTACGCGGTGGCCAGCGTCGCCGTTTAAATGCTTTGTTAGAGCAGATGATGGTACGCTGTATGTTGGCTCTGCAAATGGCATCGGTGTATATAGCGGGTATTCTGACGATGATGCGGCATATACACTCCGCTACTTCTCCAACCCATTGACGTTTGGTGACCCAAGTCGTACTAAGTTTTTAAAGAAGATTGTGCCTACAATTTTAGGTGGTCAGTCTACAGCTACATTTTTAAAATGGGGTTATGACTTTTCAGAGTCGTATAGAACAGCCACTATTAATGTTGAAGGGGTTGTTCCGTCTGAATATGGTATTGCTGAATACGGAATAGCGTTATATACAAAATCAGGTGTGGCTATTTCAAAACAAGGCGTTAACACGACAGGCAGTGGTACTGTGGTCACTGTAGGTGTTGAAGCTAGCATATATCAAGAGGCGTTTTCGCTACAAGAATTTAACATACAAGCACTACTGGGAAGAATGATATGAGTGATTATACTAAACTGGTTGATTACGCTGCTAAGGATGCGCTGCCTAGCGGTAGTGCTGGTAAGATTGTTAGCGGTACAGAGATTAATTCAGAGTTTGCGGCTATACAAACAGCTGTAAACAGCAAAGCAGATAAAGCGTCTCCTACGTTTACTGGCACAGCTACGTTTACTGGAGCCGTGGTTATGACGCTTGATGGAGGGAGTTACTAATGTCTTGGTTGAGTGACATTTTAGGTGAAGGTATAACAGGTGCTATTGGTGGTCTGAGTTTGCCACAGGCGGCGTCTACAGCGCTATTGTTAGGTGCGTACGGTACAGAGCGTGAAGCGTTGGGTGACTTCTTAAGTCAAGCACAGCGTGGTATTACTGATATCGGTACGCAAACACGGCAAAGATTAGCATTTCGTCCATTCACTGTTACGACCTCAACAGGCGGTGATATTGCGACAGCACGTACTGGTGATACTACGTTTACGCTATCACCTGAAGAGCAAGCCCTACAGCAACAGCTCTTAGGCGGTGCTGGTGGTTTGTTTGGTCAAGCTGTCGGTAGCACTGCTGGTCGTGAGGCTGACGTCTACAATCGAATACGTGCGCTACAGCGCCCCGCCGAAGAGCGTCAGAGGCTTGCTACGGAAGAGAGGCTAGCAGCACAGGGTAGGCTTGGATTGCAGTCTGCGGCGTTCGGTGGAACCTCTCCTGAGCTTCTAGCACAAGAGCAAGCCATCGCCCAGGCGCGTGACGCAGCATCTCTAGCTGCAATACAGCAAGCTCAAGCAGAGCAAGCTCAAGCGGCTAGCTTAGGTCAAGGGATGTTGGCGTCTGCGTACGTACCACAAGCATCGTTATTGAATGTATTCCAGCAAGGCTTCCAGCCAGCGCAGCTAGCGGCACAGATGCAACAGCAAGCGGGACTCACTGGCGCAGAGTTGGGTATGGCTGGTTTGAATACGCTATTGGG